TGCCGATGAGCACGCACATTAAGCGCAAGCTGCTGCAGACCCAGCTGGACGCCATGCCGTCCTCGCAGTACCAGCCAGGCTCTCACGCCGCGCCGGCCGTCACCACATCGCACCAGGGCACCGAGGCCCGCCACTGAGGAGCAGGACATGGATTTAGCAATGGACACGAGGTCGGTCTTCATGCGCACCCTGGCTGGGCGCGTCGAGGCGGGCGCCGAAGCGAGGGCGAAGAAGCATGCGGAGGTGCTGAGCCAACTGCTGGAGACCTACACGGCCTCCAAGAGCCATGCCGTGAAGTTCATCCTTCGCGAGGCTGTCGGCAAGGTGGAGCGGGTGCTGGCGCAGGAGTACGCGGCAGCCGATGCTGAGGCCTTGGCTGACCGCCTGGCTGAGATTGGCGCTTCCAAGGCCTGGCAAGCCGATGCAGGCTCGACTGCCATGCGTACCGTGGTGGATGGTGGCGCAGCATGAGGGCCGCAATCACGCAGCTGGCGCTGTACGCCGGCACTCGTCTACTGAGGCAGGAGCGCCAACGGCAGGAGCAGGGGCAATGATCGAAGTCACAGACCGCAACGGCCTCAAGCACCTGCTCAACCCTGATGGCATCGTCCGGGTGAGCGAGGCCGGGGCATCAAGCCAGTGGCACGGCATCCGGTCGTACATCGAGACGATGCACGGCGCGACCATCGAATGCCAGCAGAGCGTCCAAGAGGTGCGCAAGCTGCTGCAGACCCTGGAGCTATCCAGGCTCGGCGCGGACGCAGCCTGAGGCCGCCTGACGCGAGCCAGGGGCATCGCCGGGACGGTCGGGGGGAGGGGAGGGGGTCAAAGGCTGAGAGGGCCGGCCCCGGATACCGCCCTGTTCCGCACGCGCACAAAAAAGCCCCCTGTTTGATTGTTTCGGGGCAGTCGGCCACATGAGGTATCGGCTGCAACCCGTTGCAATCACAGGGAAATTCGGACCTTTGAATTCTGGGGAATCGCGGAAATCAAAGAAATCAAAGAATCAAAGAGGTGAGCCATGGCAAGAGGGGGCTCTCGGCCCGGTGCTGGCCGCCCAAAGAAGACGCCGCCAGCCGCACCGACAGCAGACGCTCAGGCGCCTGAGCCCAGGAAGTACAAGCGGCGCGCGGCGCCCAGCGTGGACGCCGAAGGCTTCAAGCCAGAGGACGCGCCGCCGACCTGGCCTTTTGGCAAGGAGCGGCCAGCGCCGCCTGAACCTGAGCCGGATCTCTCTGGCCTCATGCCGCTGGATTACCTGCTGGGGGTGATGCGCAACCCTGATCTGCCGGCACCGCTGCGCATGCAGGCCGCCACGCTGGCAGCGCAGTACTGCCATCCCAAGCCGGCGCCCAAGAGCGCCAAGCAGGAAGCCGAGGCCGAGCGCCAAAAGAACCGTTCGTCGCGCTTCGGCCGCCGCCAGCCGCCCACACTGACGGCAGTGCAGGGCGGCAAGTCATAGCCGGTTTCCGGCGTCAACGCCGGAGATCTCTATGGAATGGACCACTGCGTGCCCCGACTGGGAGCGCCGCATCGTTGCGGGCGAAAGCCTGATTGTTTCGCCGCCGCTGTTCCCGGATGTTGCCGACGAGGCCTGGGCGATCTGCAGCAGCCTGATCCTGACGGATGTCACGGGCCATCCGACCATCGGACAGGTGGCCAGGCCCTGGCTGCGTGACCTGGTGCGGACTATCTTCGGGTCAGAGAGCCCAGAGGGGCGGCGGCTGATCAATGAGTACTTCTTCATGGTCAGCAAGAAGAACGCCAAGAGCACCATTGCCGCCGGCATCATGCTGACGGCCCTGCTCATGAACTGGCGAGACTTGGCCGAGTTGCTGATCCTCAGCCCCACGAAGGAAGTGGCCGACAACAGCTACAAGCCAATCAGCGCCTTCATCAAGGCGGACGAAGAGCTTTCGGACCTGATCAAGGTGCAGGACTACCACCGCCTGGTCACCCACAAGGACACAGGAGCTTTCCTGAAGGTCGTCGCTGCTGATGAAGCCACGGTGACCGGCAAGAAGGCCAGCTTTGTTTTCGTGGACGAGCTGCACGAGTTCGGCAAGAAGGGTCGTGCCTCAAACATGCTGCTGGAGGCAACGGGCGGCTTGGCATCCCGGCCTGAGGGCTTCGTGATCTACGCGACCACGCAGTCGGAGGAACCGCCAGCGGGGGTGTTCAAGGACAAGCTGGCCTATGCCCGCAAAGTCCGCGACGGCGAAAAGGTGGACCGCAAGTTCCTGCCGGTCATCTACGAATTTCCGCGCCACATGCTGGAGGCGGGCGCGCACAAGGATCTTGCCAATGCCCATGTGACGAATCCCAATTGGGGTGCGTCCGTGGACATCGAGCGGATCATGCAGTTGCACGGCGAGGCCGAGGAAAAGGGCGAGCAGGGACTTAAGGAGTTCTGGGCCAAGCACCTCAACGTCGAGATCGGGCTCAACCTGCGCTCCGACCGCTGGGCTGGCGCTGACTTCTGGGAGGCGGCGGCCATCCCCGTGTTTTCGCTGGAGGAGCTGCTGGAGCGCAGCGAAGTGGTAGAGGTCGGGATCGATGGCGGCGGCTTGGACGACTTGCTCGGCCTGGCGGTTATCGGCCGCGAGGCAGAAACCGGGAAATGGCTTTCTTGGGGCCGTGGCTGGATCCATCAGATCGCACTGGAACGACGCAAGTCCGAGGAATCCAAGTACCGCGACTTCATCAAGGCCGGCGACCTAGTGCTGGTGGATCGGGTCGGCCAGGACGTGGAAGAGGTGGTCCAGATCGTGGAGCAGATCGTGGACACGGGCCTGCTCGACAAGGTGGGCGTAGACCGCCTGGGCCTGGGCGCTATCTATGACGCCCTGGTCGGCACCGATGACGAGCCGGGGCCGGTCGAGGCCGCCCAGGTGGTGGGCATTCCGCAGGGCTACCAGCTCAACGGCGCGATCAAGACGGCTGAGCGCCACGTCGCTGCCAAGAAGCTGGTGCACGGCGGCAGCGCCCTCATGGCTTGGTGCGTGGGCAACGCAAAGACGGTGATGCAAGGCAATGCCGTGACCATCACCAAGCAGGCCAGCGGCGTCGGCAAGATCGATCTGCTGATGGCCCTTTTCGATGCCGTGTATCTCATGGCCCTGAACCCGGAGGCGAAGGCCGGCCCGGCGATTTACTCACTGGAGCTGGGATGACACAGACTTTCAACATGACCACGCACCAGCACGGCAGCCGCGTGCTGTCCGGCTGGATCGCGGGCCGCGAGGGTGCGGCAGAGCGCGCCGGCCTGCTGGCGCTGGGCGAAAACGAGGTAACCAGCAGCGGAACGTCCATGGGCGAGCTGGCGAACCTCCTGGGCGCTTCGAGCCGCTCGGCAGCCGGCGTGCGCGTCACCAAGGAAACGGCCATGCGCGTGTCAGTGGTTTATGCCGCCGTCTCGCTGGTCGCAGGCGCCATCGCCTCGCTGCCCATCTCGATCTACGAGCGAGACACGCGCGAGAAGGTGGACCACGATTATTGGTACTTGCTCAACGAGAACGCGGGCGGCGTCTGGTCCGCCTTCACGTTCTGGGAGTACCTGATGAGCGCCAAGCTCTTCGAGGGGGACGGCTTCGCCGAGCTGGTGCGCTCCAGCGTGCGCAGCTCCAAGATCATCGCGCTCAAGCCGCACCATCCGCTGAGCGTGGACCCATTCAAGAAGGGCGACAAGGTGTTGTACCGCATCAACCCCTCGGACGGCGGGCCGGCATACACGCTGGACAGCGCGGACATGCTGCACGTCCCGAGCCTGGGTTTCGACGGCCTGCGCAGCCCCAGTGCGATCACCTTCGCAGGGCGCGAGGCCATCGGCGCGGCCATTGCCGCCCAGGAGCACACCAGCCGGTTTTTCGCCAGCGGCGCAAACATCGACTATGCGCTCAAGGCGCCTGGTCGGCTCTCCGACAAGCAGCTGGGCGACCTCAAGGCCTCGCTGCTGGCGCGGGCCATGAACGGGGGCCGTGGGCCGCTGATCCTATCGGGCGGCCTGGAGCCGGCGCAGCTGTCCATCAACAGCAAGGATGCCGAGATCCTGGCCACCCGCCTGTTCAACGTGGAAGAGATCTCCCGGATCCTGGGCGTGCCGCCGCACATGATCGGCCATACGGACAAGCAGACCAGTTTCGGCACGGGCATCGAGCAGCAGGGCATCGGCTTCGTGCGCTACACGCTGCAGCGCCACCTGACGCCGATCAAGCAGGAGCTGAACCGCAAGTTCTGGCCCGTGCGCGAGAAGCTGTTCCTGGAGCACATGGTCGAGGCCCTGGAGCGGGCCGACCTAAAGACCCGGTACGAGGCCTACCGCATCGCGATGGGCCGGGCCGGCGAGATGCCGTGGATGGACGCCAGCGAGGTGCGCCGCCGCGAGAACCTGCCACCGAACGCCAGCCTGCTGCGCAACCCCGGAAAAGATGACGGGAAGGGAAGCAATGAAAAACCGACTCAGTAAGCTGTACGCGGACAACCGCCGCGCCAGTGCCCGCAAGTTCGAGGTGGTGGCCAAGGCCGCCGACCGCGAGGCCGAGGTCTACCTCTACGACCACATCGTATCCAGTGAGCTGGAGGCCGAATGGTGGGGCGGCATCGCCCCGGGGCCGTTCGTGAAGGCCATCCGTGATCTGGACGTGGACACCATCCATCTGCGCATCAACAGCCCAGGCGGCTCGGTCTTCGCAGCCCGCGCCATGGAGCAGGCCCTGCGTGGGCACGGCGCCAAGGTGATCGTGCACATCGACGGCATCGCGGCCAGCGCGGCAACCTTCATCGCCATGGCGGGGGAGGAGGTGATCATGGCAAAGGGCGCCATGTTCATGATCCACAAGGCCTGGACCGGCATGTGGGGCAACGCCAACGACCTGCGCAAGGAGGCCGACCTCCTGGACAAGATCGACGGCACCCTGGCCGAGACCTACGCGGCCAAGACTGGCAAGGAGTTGGCGCAGATCTCCGAATGGATGGCGGAAGAAACCTGGTTCACGGCCGACGAGGCGCTGGAGAACGGCTTCGCCACCTCCATCGCTGCGAGCGACGCCAAGGCGCGCGCAAGCGCCAGGGCCAACGCCAAGGCCTGGAACCTCTCGGCCTACGCCAACGCGCCGCGCGACCCCTGCGACGAGCCCGAACCCACGCCCAAGGCTGAACCCGCGAACGATCAGCAGTTCGCCACCGAAGACCACCGCGCCCGCCAGCAGCAGCGTTTGAGCATGCTGGCCCGCCTCTCCCATCAGTAAGCGCCTCGCGCAACTGAGACCGCCGCCCACCGAGGCGGCTTTTTCATGTCCGAACGACCTGCGCGAGCGGTCACAACCTGAAAGAAAGGCTCACCATGAGCAAACTTGCACAACTGCGCGCCCAGCGTGACGCGAAGGCCAAGGCCGCCGCCGAACTGAACGCCAAGACCCCGGCCGACCAGCGCATGCCGTCCGCCGATGCCTCGGCCCTGGACACCATACTCAACGAGATCGAGGCCATCGACGGCGAGATCGCCCGCGAGAACCGCATCAACCAGGTGGCCGGCGATGAGCGCGCCGAGCACGAGGCCGCGCTCAACCAGGCCACGGTCCAAGGCGGCGGGCGCACCGAAGAATCCCAGGCCCTGCGCGCCATGCTGACCGGCGGCCTGTCCAACCTGTCGCCCGAGCAGCGCAATGCCATGGCCTCGCGCCAGAACCCCGACATCCGCGCCGCCATGTCCACCACGACAGGCTCCGAGGGCGGCTACACCGTGGCCACCGAGTTCAGCCGCTCCCTGCTCGAAGCGATGAAGCAGATGGGCGGCGTCCGCGCCGTGGCCACTGCGCTCCAGACGGCGACCGGCGCGCAGATGCTGTTCCCCACGGCCGACGCGACGGCGGAGGAGGGCGAAATCGTTGGCCAGAACGCTGCGGTCACGAACGGCGAGACCGCCTTCGGTCAGGCGTCCATGGACGTCTACAAGTACAGCTCCAAGAGCATCGCGCTGCCCTTCGAGCTGCTGCAGGACTCGTTCATCGACATCGAGGCCTACATCAAGTCGCTGCTGGCGCTGCGCCTGGGCCGCATCCAGAACCGCCACCAGACCGTGGGCACTGGCACCGGCCAGCCTCGCGGCATCGTGACGGGCGCCTCCGTCGGCAAGACCGGTGCCACAGGCCAGACCACCAGCGTGACCTATGACGACCTGGTGGACCTGGAGCACTCGGTGGACCCGATCTACCGTTCGCGCGCTGCCTGGATGTTCCATGACGATGTGCTCAAGGTGCTGCGCAAGATCAAGGACACCCAGAACCGCCCGATCTTCGTGCCGGGCTACGAGCAGGGCAACCCTGGCGGCGCCCCTGACCGCCTGATGGGCCGCGCCATCAACATCAACCAGAACATGGCTCCGATGGCGGCCAATGCCAAGTCGATCCTGTACGGCGACTTCAGCAAGTATTTGATCCGCGACGTGATGGACGTCACCCTGTTCCGCATGACCGACAGCGCATACACGCTCAAGGGCCAAGTGGGCTTCGTGGCCTTCTGCCGCTCGGGCGGCAACCTGCTGGACGTGGGCGGCGCCGTCAAGGCCTACGCCAACTCGGCCACCTGATCGGCCGCTCATGAACCCAGGCTCCGGCTACGGCTGGGGCCGCATCTCAAGGAGCCGACATGGCAACGAAACCGAAACCCGCACCCATGGCACCCACGGCAGCTGAGGCGCCGGCCGCCGACCAGGTTGCAGGCCAGCAGGCCCAGCATCAGGGGGGCGACGAGACTGCGCAGTCTGGCGAGACCCGGGCCCCGGCTACGGCTGGGGCCGCAGAAGGGCAGGGCGCTGGCGCTGGAACCCAGCAGGATCCCGCGTCCCAGGACGTGGCGCTGGTCGACGTGCGCGTCCTGGCCGCCGTGACCATCGATGGCGTGCGCTTCGCGCCTGACGATGTGATCGAGGGCGTGCCCGAGACCATCGCCCAGGCCTACGCCGGCAGCGTGGACCCGCACCCCGATGCCGTGGCCTACGCCCGCTCGGTGGGCTCGCCCGTCAAGCCTTTCCCGGGCCAGGCCCATGCAGAGGATTGACCTCGCGCGGGCCAAGCTGCACCTGCGGGTCGATGGTGATGAGGAGGACGCCCTCATCGAAGGCTGGATCGCTGCGGCGTATCTGGCCATCGAGGGGAAGATCTTCGCCAAGCTCTACGAGGATCAGGCCGAAATCCCGGAGGGGGCTGTCGGCGTGGTCATCGATGAGGCTATCCACTCGGCCGCGCAGCTGATCATCGGGCACCTGTACGCCAACCGCGAGGCCGTGGCCCCGGGCCAGGCCGCCGAGATCCCGATGGGTGCCGACTGGCTGCTGCTGCCCTACATCAACACGGCGGGAGGCTTCTGATGCAGGCCGGCACTCTTCGAGACCGCATCCACATCCAGCGTAAGACAGGCGGCGCGGATGAATGGGGCACTCCGCTGCCCGAAGGCTGGGAGAACATCTCCCCGGGCCGCATTGCAGCCAACGTGCTGCACAAGTCTGGCCTGGGCACGATAAAAGCCGACGCCGAGGTGTCCATCGTCCGCGCGAGCATCCGCATCCGGCGCCGCGCTGGCGTGGACGCCGGCATGCGCGTGCTGTTCGACGGCCAGATGTACGAGCTCAAGGCCGTGCTGCCTGGGCCAACCCGCGAGTACATCGATCTGGTGTGCGAGCTTGTGAAAGGACCGACCCAATGACCAAACCACGGACCTCGCGCGCCCCGCGGGCGCCGCGCGCTGCCCCTGCGCCGGCCGACGACGGCGGGCCGCGCACGGTGCTGACGACCAGGCCCGGCACCATCGGCCCCTACGGCTACATCGCCGGCCTGCTGATTGACGACGTGCCGGCCGATGTGGCTGCGGCAAACGCGGGCTGGATGGACGCGGACCCCGGGCGCGTAGCAGAGGCCCGCGCCGCGCGTGCCGACGCAGTGCCGTTCAAGGGCTGACGGCCATGGCTCGCAGCAAGTACGCACGCCGCGCCGCCGACGAATGGCGCCGGAAGGCGCTGCAGGGCAACAAGACTTTCGGCATGGCCGTGGACCTGGGGGCGTTGGATAGCCTCCTGGCGGACCTGGGCGACGATGTGCATGAGGCTATTCGGCCAGTTGCCCAGGCGGGCGCTCAGGTGCTGTACGAGCGGGTCAAGATCAACGTGCGTGCGCTGGGGCGCTCGACGGGTAATCTGGACCGCTCGATCTACCAGGCCTTCAGCCCCGAGAAGTCGGTTGATGGCCAGCGCGCCGAGTACCACGTCAGCTGGAACCACATCACCGCACCCCATGGCCACTTGGTGGAATGGGGCTACCTGCAGCGTTACCGCTACTACCGGGGGAACGACGGTCAAGTGCGGCCCATGGTTCGCCCAGGCATGGACGGCAAGAAGCCACCAGGCCGGCACGCCAGCCAGGCGCAGAAGGATGCGTACTACGTGACCCTGCCGACGCCGATTCAGGTGCCCGGCAAGGCCTTCGTGCGGAGCGCAGAGAGCTCTGTGCCTGAAGCGCAGAAGGCCGCCGAGGCCGAACTGTGGCGCAGGCTGTTCGAGAAGGGTGCATACCATGGCGCTTGAGACCGACCTGATGGCCGAGTTGCAGGCCGAGTGCCCGCGTGTCGTCGTGGGGACCGCGCCCTACGGCACGGCCATGCCCTACGTGACCTGGCAGCACATCGGCGGCGACGTGCTGCGCTACACGGACAACGCGCCAGCAGACAAGCGCAAGCCGCTCATCCAGATCAACACCTGGGCCGCCACGCCGCAGCAGGCCTTTGCGCTGATCCAGCGCATCGAGGAACGGCTCTGCGCAGCTGCCACCTTCACCGCCCGCCCTCACGGCGACCCGATTGGGGCCTATGACGATGCAGGCGTTGTCTCTGGCTACCTGCAGACCTTTTCCATTCTGGGCGCCCGATAGCCCGGCTGCGACCGTACAGGAGTGTCCATGGACAACAAGACAGTTGAATCGAACAAGCGCCTGGCTGAGAACCTGCGCACCCTGGCTGACAGGGTGGAGGCCCAGGACCAGCTCGTCTATTACTCGGCCAGCGCGGCGGTTCCAGATGCCGCTGCAGTGTTGCCGGGCGGGGAGCTTGTCCTTCAGCGCCCTCTCCCCTTGAATCTCGTCATCGTGATGGGAGACAAGGATTTCGTCTCCAGGGAAACCCAATGAGCACAGCAACTACGGAACTGCACCGCACGCTGATACGCCTCGCCAAGGGCGCCATCACAGCCTGGGAGAAGTGGCTCGAAAGCCGCACCTCTCACTGAACGTTTTCTCCAACCTGCCTCGCAGGCCTGCCACTCCCGATGGGGACTCGCAGCCATGACGCCTCGCAGAAACCGGCCCCTCTGGGGCCTTTTTCTTTGAAAGGGCCACAACATGGCATCTCTCCCTACCGGCTCGCGCATCGCCGTGGCCACTTCCATCGGCGCCAAGGTGCCTATCACCGCGATCACCAACGCGACCGAGGCCGTCTGCACGGCAGCTGGGCACGGCCTGGCCGTCGGCAACATCGTGATCGTTCTGTCCGGCTGGGGTCGTCTGAACGGCCTTGTGTTCCGCGTGAAAGCCATCCCGACCCCGGACACGTTCACCCTGGAGGGCCGCAAGGCCAACACCAGCAACACCAACCTGTTCACCCCTGGCGGCGGCGCTGGCTCGTTCCAGAAGGCGCTGACCTGGGTGGACGTGGTGCAGATCCTGTCCAACAACACAAGCGGCGGCGATCCCAAGAAGGTCACGTATCGCTACCTCGAATCCGAGAACGAGCAGGAAATCAACGACGGCTTCTCGCCCGTGTCGCGCTCGCTGGAAATCGACGCCGACGCCATCGAGACCCCCGGCTACAACGCGCTCGAAGACCTGTCCGCCAGCGGCGCCGACACGATCCAGCGCCTCACCATGAAGAACGGCGCCACGTCGTATCTGGCATGCACCGTGGCGCTCAACGATGAAGTGCTGATGCAGGACGGCCAGGTCAACCGCGTGAAGGCCGACTTCAGCGGCAAGGGCCGCTCCACCCGCTACGCCAGCTAAGGCGTCAACCCCATGCACCGGCCCGGCTGTTTCGTCTCTTTCAGCGGAGGCGGGCAGTCGGGCACGGGCTTTCTCTTTTTCTCTCCGCTGAAAGGATCACTCCATGGCCACTCAATCCAAGACCGCTGTTTCCGCCGCTGCAGACGAGGCTGGCAAGAAGCCCCCCGCATTCATCTTTGGCGCCCGTCCCGAGACCATCACCGCGCCCGTCTCGTTCGTGCGCGTGACCGGCGAGGTTGCCGAGATGGACTGCAAGTTCAAATACCGCACGCGCCGCGAGTTCGGCGAGCTGTGGGACGAGGTGTCCAATGCCAATGTCCCTCAGCCGGCCGACGGCGAGAAATTCAGCTTCGCCAGCCTGGCCGACCGTGGACTCGAATTCAGCGCAGAACGAACCCTCAAGTATCTGGTGGGCTGGGGTGTCGAGATCGAGCTCAACAAGGCGGCCTTGGTGCAGCTGTTCGATGAAGAGCCCAACGCCGCCGCCGCGTTCTGGGACGCCTACCGCGCCGCGCTGGTGGATGGCCGCGTAAAAAACTCCTGAGCGCCACCGTCGCCTATTTCACCCCCGACCCTGAGGTCGCGGAAGGCTGCGAGCCAGAAGACTACTGGGAAGACCCGGTGGAGGCCTGGCCCGAGAACGCCGAGCCGCTGGCGCTGTTCGTCGGCCTGCAGACGCAATGGGCCTGGGTGGTTGGAATGGGCGGCGGCGGGCGCGTAGGCCTGCGATACGAGGTGGTCTATCCGCTGCTTGACCGCGTGGCGCAGGGCGACCAGGAGCTCTGGGACGAACTGTTCGCCGACGTGCGGCGGATGGAGATGGCCGTGGTCAACATCCCGCAGAAAAGGTGATGCGGTAGCATGCCCTTCAATTTTCAAGCGAGGGGTATATGCGCAAAGTCTTGTCTGTCGGCCTGTTGGTTCTGCTGGTGCTGGGGGGCTGCATTTACATGTACGGCGCCTACGTCGTACATCAACACCGCAATGCGGTGCGCGCCGAGTTGAAAGACCCTGATTCTGCTCAGTTCAGAAATGAGCGGTTGATCAACGGATGGACCGTAAAAACCAGCATTCTTTGCGGTGAGGTGAATGCCAAAAACGAGCTCGGAGGTTACTCCGGTTTCAAGCTATTCGCTTCGACAAGCGGAGAAAGCGCTGACGTGGAAAAAGACGTTGGTAGCAAGGTATTCATAGAGGGCTATTGCAGTAAATAGCCCTAGAACAGCACAACGGCCCGCACTGCGGGCTTTTTTTATGGCTCGCTTCGGCGGGCCATTTTGTTTGGGGGTGTGATGGAAGAACAAAACCGCAAGATTGGCTTCGTGGTTTCTGCGGAAGACGACACCAAGACCACCTTTCAGAACATCAAGACTGGCGCGGCCGATATGGCTGCGTCCGTCGCCAAATCCGGCGAGCAGGCCGCCAAGGGCGTGAAGGGGATCGGCGATGGCGCCGATGAAGCCGCCCAGAAGATGGGCCGGGCCGAAAGCGCGATGGCCCAGGCGCTGACCCGCGCCACAGAAAAGGCCAGGATTGCTACCCAGGCCGGCGAAAGCCTGTCGCGCGCCTTCGAGCAGAAGATCGAGATGCGTGGTCTCGATGCGACCAAGCTGAACCCGCTGGTCGCCAAGCTGCGCGAGGCTGAAGAGGCGCTCGCATCGTTCAAGGCCCAGCAAGCCAAGGAAGCGGGTCAGAGCTCTTTCCTGGAATCCCTGCGCTCGCAGACCCAGGCCCTGGGCAAGACGAAATCCGAGCTGCTGGAGCTGCAGGCAGTGCAGCTGGGTGTTGCCAGCCAGGCGGCACCGTACATCGCCAAGCTGCGCGAGACCGAAGCCGGCATGGGTCGAGTCGGGATGACGGCGGCGCAGACGGCTCAGGCCATGCGCATGGTGCCGGCGCAGTTCACGGACATCGTTGTGTCTCTCCAGTCTGGCCAGGCCCCGCTGACGGTGCTGCTGCAACAGGGCGGCCAGTTGAAAGACATGTTTGGCGGTGCTGGCGCGGCTGCGCGCGGCATGGCTGGCTACGTGGTCGGCTTGGTGAATCCCTTCACCGTGGCTGCTGCTGCCGCCGCAACGCTCGGCGTCGCGTATTACCAAGGCAGCAAGGAGTCGGACAACTTCCGCCGCTCCCTTGTGCTGAGCGGCAACCAGGCTGGCACCACCGTCGATGAGCTGAATGCCATGGCCCGTGCCATCGCCAGCACATCGGGCACCCAAGGTGCCGCAGCTGCAGGTCTGGCCGAGATGGCCCGCTACAGCAAGGTCGCATCCGACCAGTTGAAGGACTTCACCGCCATCGCTCTGCAATGGGAGAAGACCACGGGCCAAGCCGTCAGCGAGACGGCCAAGCAGTTTGCGGACCTGGCCAAGGATCCGCTGCAGGCATCGCTCGCCCTGAACGAGCAGATGAACTACCTGACTGCGAGCATCTACGACCAGATCAAGGCGCTGGAGAAGCAGGGCAAGACTGCCGAGGCTGCGGCTGTGGCTCAGAAGGCTTACGCAGACGCGATGAAGACCGGCGCAGATGAGCTGACCCAGAACCTGGGCTACATCGAGCGCGCGGTCCAGATCGTGACGGGCGGCGCGAAGAAGATGTGGGACGCAATTCTCGGCGTGGGGCGCCGGACCTCGCCCACGGACCAAGCGGCGAAGCACCTTGAAGCGCTGCAACAGGAATTGAATGCAAAGCTCGCGCAGGGGCCAAAGAACGAGCAGTCGCGTACGAGCTGGGACAAGGGCGTCGAAAACCTGAAGCGACAGATTCAGCAGGCGTCTGATTTTCTGGCCCTTGCTGGCGCTGCCGGCAAGTCCATTGCCGAGACTCAGGCCGCCAACAAGGAGTACGTCGATGCAATGGAGGACTTCGACAAGCTTGCGGGCCAATTCGCGACCAAGGATGTCAAGCGCAAGCAAGAGCTGACCATCGCTCAGAACACCTACAACAAGTCGGTTGAAGAGACGAAGCGAGCCTATGCCAACACGCCGGAGCTGGCGTCGAAACTTGCTGATCTGGAGACGCGCTACAAGAACGCCGTCGAAGGGATCAACAAGCGGTACACCGAGAAGGGCTCGGGCGGCATCAGCATCTCCGACAACCAGCTGGCAAGCCTGGAGGGCCAACTTGCAGCGGCGAAGCAGTACCGCGAACAGCTGCTCACGCTGGGCGTGGCCGCCGCTGACCTCAATGCTGGTGAGCGCGAGTCGCTCAAGCTGTCGGCCCAGATCGAGAAAGCTACGAACGCGAAGACCCGCGCCAAACTGGAAGAAGCCAAGGCCCTGGCCGACGCCCTGGGCGTGCAGCTGCGCAGCAATGACGGCCTGGAGAAGTCGATGAAGGCTCAGGAAGCCCTCATCGCTGGCAACTTCAAGGCCGCTGATTCGATCACCGACCGTGCGCGCGAGCAGGAGGCTGCCAATGCCGTGTTCGGGAAGGGGCGCACTGAGATCGAGCGAATGACGCTCGCCACGCTTGAGCAGCAGATGGCCGAGGCCCAGGGCAGCGACAGCTTCGATCCGAAGTACATCGCATCGTTGGAAGCCAAGATCGCCGCCCAGAAGCGCTACACGGCCGCTCTGCAGCAGGCCGACTACAAGCAGATGGACGACCGTCTCACGAAGTCGCTGCAGACATCGAAGGATGAGCTGGCGATCCAGAAAGAGGGCCTGTCGCTGCTGGGCGCCGACGAGGTGCAGCGCAAGAAGATCATCGCGCAGCGCCGCATCGAGTTGGAGCTCGCCAAGGAGCTGGCGGAGATCGACCGCACGATCTACAGCGGAGACGAGAAGGAGAATGAAAAGCAGCGGGAGACGCTGCGCCAGAAGGCCCGCGAGAAAGCCGAGATCAACACCCAGAC